TATTACGGTGCATAACAAATATGCAAAATTCCTTCCTAAACAGGAAAGACGTGAAACCTGGAACGAAATAGTTTCAAGAAATAAGAAAATGCATGTTAAAAAGTTTCCTGAATTAAAAGAAGAAATAAACAGTGTATATAAACTCGTAACTAATAAGAAAGTTTTACCGTCTATGAGATCTTTACAATTTGGTGGTTCGCCAATTGAAAGAAACCCATCTAAGATTTTTAATTGCGCATATTTACCTTGTGATGATTATAGGTCTTTTTCAGAAGCAATGTTTTTATTATTAGGTGGTACCGGTGTTGGTTATTCAGTACAACAACATCATGTAGATGCATTACCAGAAATTAAAAAACCTAATGAAAAAAGAACGAGAAGATATCTTATTGGTGATTCAATTGAAGGTTGGGGTGACGCTGTAAAAGCACTAATGGAATGTTACTTTAAAGGTCTATCAAGAATACGTTTTGATTATAGTGATATCAGACCAAAAGGAGCAATGCTTGTTACCTCAGGTGGTAAAGCTCCTGGTCCTCAACCACTCAGAGAATGTTTAGTTAAAATAGAAGGTATCTTATCTCAGAAAGATGATAACAGCAAGCTATCTCCGATTGAGTGTCACGACATTATGTGTCATATGGCTGACGCAGTATTAGCAGGAGGTATTAGACGCGCAGCGATGATTTCTCTATTCTCTGCTGACGATGATGAAATGATAGCATGTAAGTCTGGTAGTTGGTGGGAAAACAACGCACAGAGAGGGAGAGCAAATAATTCAGCTGTTCTTATGCGTCATAAGATTACTAAAGATTACTTTTTAAATTTATGGAAAAGAGTAGAAGCTTCTGGGTCTGGAGAGCCTGGTTTTTACTTCTCAAATGATAAAGATTGGGGTACCAATCCTTGTTGTGAAATTGGATTAAGACCGTATCAGTTCTGTAACTTAACTGAAATTAATGCTAGTAATGTAACAACGCAAGAAGATTTGGAAGAAAGAGCAAAGGCAGCAGCATTTATTGGAACTTTACAAGCTTCTTATACCGACTTCCATTATCTTCGCCCCGTCTGGCAACGCCATACAGAAAAAGATGCTTTACTTGGTGTTAGTATGACTGGTATCGGTTCTGGAGCAGTGTTAGAGTTAGATCTTAAAAAAGCTGCTATAGCAGTTAAAAAGGAAAACGAAAGAATTGCAAAGATTATAGGAATTAACAAAGCTGCAAGAACAACTTGCGTTAAACCTGCAGGTACAACTTCATTAGTATTAGGTACGTCTTCCGGTATTCATGCATGGCATAATGATCACTATATAAGAAGAATTCGTGTTGGTAAAAATGAAGCTCTTTATGATTATCTAAACGACAATCATCCAGATTTAGTAGAAGATGAATACTTTAGACCACACGATACTGCAGTTATTGGGGTACCTCAAAAAGCTCCTGATGGTGCAATTTATCGTACAGAATCAGCATTGCATTTGTTGACACGAATAAAGAAAATTACAGACGAGTGGGTTACTACAGGTCACAGAAAAGGTGCTAATAAACATAATGTTTCAGCTACAGTTTCTATAAGAGAA